CCAGGTGTCACTGGTATCGCCGCACTGAGATTTCCAACTTGACCTTGAGGCACCAATAATCCACCAGACACTGCCTTGGCGAATATTGTTACAACAAAAGCATCAGAGTCCGGAAACGCTGTTGCTAGTGCTGAACTCGCTATTCCGATCGTAGCAGCCGTCGCTGCTGTGGGCACCGTACTACCACCATTGCTACAACCTAAGTTGTTAGCAGAACTGTTGTAATAGCTTGCACCCGCAGTAGTTTGGACTATCTGCGAACAGAACTCAATTTCATATGATAAGTCAAGAAACCCTAGAGGCAAAGGGTTAAGTAATGTCTTAGATGTATCGGGATTAGCAATACACCCAAACACCAAGTAACCCTGTGACTGAAGTCTTGGATCGCCCTTCATCTGAGTATATGACCATGGTACTTCGTCTGACCATGTAACCTCCATTGCTTGATTCATCCAGCAGTTAAACGTTTTCACGTTTTGCAGCGAGAGTAATCTCCTTATGAAAGTTGCATTATCGGCCGTGAAGATTGATTGGTCAACATCAGTGACATAAGCCATAAAAAGCTGTCCTGTTGTGGTGGTGGGTAAACCATTGCGGTACTTCAGAGCTAGTTTCCTAACTCTAAAGAACTGATACAATGCTTCTTCCACCATAGGTCTGGTATTTGGCCAGACCGCGGGATTTACTGGAACAACAATCCAGGGCATGCACGCTACCGAGCCTGCCCCAACTGCTGCATCAAAATAATCCGTTCCACTAAAGACAACTCCCTCGTGACCCATGAAACTTTTACTCTCCTTTCGTTGAGTATAAGTTGGACGCTCCTTGGATGTATCACCAAAATGGGCAATTCCTATATTGCCGCCATCAATAGCGGCGCTATCTGAGGAATGTTCTCCATCAGAAAGCTCCCGATATTCTTGATGCCGGACAATAGGGAGTCGAAAAGACTTTGCTCCTCCGGTGACTTTTCCTGACTTCTTTCCTCCTTTACCTCCGATGCTAGCGCTTTTAAAAGCGCCATCAGCGGTTCCAAGTCTGCTTTGGGCAGCTTGGTGGCGGAGGGTGGCTTGCTTGGTTTCTTTGATTCGATCTTTTCTGATTTGAATGATTTTGGCGAGGCAATCGCGAGCTGTTTTAACTGTTGGGGCAACGTCTTCAAAGTCGGCAAGACTCGTAGTTGCGCTTTTGAGAGCCTTGACTCTCGCGCGCGCTTCTGCGAGCTTTGTAACTCTCGAAGTTTGTCCATCCATAATATGTTGATAAAATGATATATATATTCATTTTAAAGGATAGCTCTCCATCCTTCGGCGGGGAGCTCCACCATCAACACACAGGATCTAATAACAGTTTGTGAGATACTGTTCCCTCTCCCCGGTGGCACCTTCCTTCCCTCGATTTAACTCGATGGATCTCAGATACTCCGGTGAAGGGGGCATAGCACAGAAATCTCCAACTTGCGCAACAACCTCACCAACACCAAGCTGGGAATAGACGTGTTTTACAAGTCCATACACAACATCACAAAAGGGTTTCACTGTTCCATCACGAAGAATGTAAGGATCAGTGTCCCATATGGATAATGAATATAAACCGAAGGCATGTGCCGCCCACACTGTTCGAGGTATAGCACTGTCACATCGCAAAAATGATGACAATATTCTATCTCTACTAAATATAGGGGTATTCCTTCCGTATTGACGTCTATTTGTAAACCCAAGAAAAGTTATCCCTTCAGTACTTTCGGACTCATAATCATCCTCTGGCTTTAAGATAAGGCCAAATTGTAAATATGAGATTTTTCGTTCTTCATAACTGGCTACCAATTTGCTGTTGGAAGCGCCAATTGAATCATCCGAGAACGACCTAAAATACTGACTGAATACCTCTTGCTCAGGTATCCCAACCCGTAAACAATGATATGCAAAAATGATTTGATGCATAAGAATAGCAAGAAAAGTGGTACCAACCGTACCACTATTCCACAAATAAGCACGCAACTTCAACAAGATTTCTCCTGTTGGTAAGTCGTATACTGTATTTATATTTAACCTAAGGAAGTTGATAAGAAATTCATGATACCTATCACAGTCATGTAAATCCCATAGGACATCCATCAGGACTCGCTCAAGAAGCCAAAGTCCTAAAT